CACTTGAAAAGAATAAACCCACACCGGTAAGAACAGAACCTTGACGCTCTACAACCCTAAATGTTTGAGCCATAGGGTTGAGCTGTTCTGTAAGTGAAATTCCAGCCATTATTGTTTCCTCATTTCCATCTTAGTATTTGTCATTACTTTTCTCTTTTAGCTATTGTCAAACCAAGTGTAATAAATTGTAAAGTTCTATAAACAAAGTTTAAACCTGATCGGAAATTTCTATGTTTGCCAGATCCAAAGTTTACATAATCAATGAATTCTTGGAAATGTCTGTCTGCAGTACCATTATTAATAGCTTGTCTTCCAAGATGCCTATAACCTCTACGTAAAGCTTCACCCCACCATTTTCCATGGAACTTACGAATACACCAGACTTCTGCTTTTCTTTTCTCACGAGCATTCAAGACAGTAGATCCTATTTCACTTGCATATGTAGCTACTACACAGCTGCTATTTTCAGCGTTAGATGCTCCGCCGCCATCATTATCATCTGCACCATATTGTTTATTATCTTTTGAGCTTATTCCTGTAGAAGCTTTTTCCCCGCCGACGCCCCATCCCATCTGATCCGCATGCGATTGAGTAGTATAGTAATTATAGCCATCGTGACCAAGAACAGTCACCATAGTTTGGTCACCTCTATCGTTATCATCACTCGAATTTGCAGGAGAAACTGGATCAGGTACTGTCACCCAATCATAAATCGGTGCGTCATATGCTACATTAGTTGTAACACTTTGTTCATAATATACTTCGTATATACCTGTTGAAACAAATTGACCCTCTGCATAAGACAACGCTTTTTGTTTATCTAGAATACTAACATCAATAGCTGTTAATTTTTTAGTTCCGGTTTTGAATGAAAGAGTATCATTTGATTGTAAATAAAACGCACCACTTAAAGTTCCGCTGGCATCAGTACTGATCGGACCTGAAGCATTTGTAGGACCGCCTTGCGCAGCAGGAAATGATGTAGCGGTGATATAATTATCGCCAGGATTTCTTAATAGTGAATTTATAGGAGCATTATTATAGCTATCTAAATTAAAACTAGTATTAACCCATTTTGTAACTTCAATACCGTCAAAGAAAACCCAATGAGGTGTAGATGGTCTTAAACCTACCATTTCAAAAAAGATAAACTTTGGCTTACAAATAGAAACTGTTTCGTAACCTAAGTCTTGCTCATAGGTTTGAGTTTCCTCTCTGTATTTTATTTCTGTTCCGACCTGTTGATATTCTGTCGCCATGTCTATCTCCTATAACCCACCGTCAAAGTTTTCATTACCTTGGGATGAAACGCTCTTAGTATTTATTTCAGCTCTCGCTGCCGTTGTTCCTAATTCATAATTAGCATCAACTTTTTTCCGAGTAGTAAATGCATCACGCGGTGGTTCAATTGTTGCTGACCCAACTGATTTATTCATTTCAAACTGATTTACATTTATAGCTTTTGATGCTACATTTTGATTTATATAAACTTCTTCAGTATATGCCGGCCAAACGGTATTACCCCTTTGTCGTACATTAGATGACGTATCAGAATCATAATAAAGAGTGATAGATCTGCCGAATACCATAGGTGATACTCTACCCATTTTACGATCAATTCTAGCTCTGTAATCTAGATCGGTCATATGAGATTGTATATTGCTTTTAAATGTATCACCAGTTATACCTTGCTTAACTCTATCTGGTAAAGTAGCATCGTTTGGATCTTGAACATCTAACTGTTGCAATTCCATTTCTGAAATAGTTAAAGCCGTAAGCTCTTCAACGTTACTAAGTCTGTCATCCATTCTACGAATATCTGACATTTTAAACCCACGATGATCAATAGTTCTTACAGCCAAATCATTTTCATTAAATGTGTATGCGTTTAAAGAAACATCGTGTAATAGCATTTCATTCATAGGAAGACTTGGCACTGCAGGATTAGGCGATGTCTGACCCTTTGTAACTGTAATAAGACCAGTATTAGAAATATGTACAATATCTCTACGAGGCATCCAATTTGCTACAGTTCCTGCAGTTATAGTTGCTCCATTCTTTGGTAAAGGTTCAATGACTGAACCAGTCCCTGTAAATTGAGTTCCAGCATTATTTTTAACTGGTCTCATATCAATAACGTCTGTTAATTTAAAAGCGCTTCCGGTACTTGTTACATACTGTGGTACTTTTTCATACGCAATATCTGGATAAGAATTTTTACCCGCAAAATAATCTCCGGCCGTATGTGTAAAATAATCATATGTTACTGTCACAGTACCGCCTGGAACTGTAGATCCACTCTTTACCGTACCAGTACCAACTGTATAAAAATCATCTCTTTGACCGTTATTAAATATAAATCTATTTGTAATATCTAAACCGGTTGCATCTTCTACGACTGACTTAAATATATAAATGTCAGGCTTAGTAAGAGTAAATGTTCTACCAACGAGTGAACGACTTTCAGAATAATTTAGTTGAAGTCTTTTAATTTTTTGAACCGCTGTTTTATTTTCATATGCTAACAATGTAACAGCTTTTGATGCTGGCAATCCTGAGATAGTAGTAACAGCTCCGCCTGCAGAATCATATGACGGTGGAGAGAATATTTCACCCGCTGAATCTACTTCAACCATCCAGCTAGCGCCGTCAGTAAAAGTATTAGATGAAATGTCTGATACCTGGAATGTAGCTACGCCTGAAACATTTGTAGTACCTGTAGCAATACGAGTAACCGGCATTGTTACGTTTGTAATGCTCTGAACTCTTCTCTGTCCGATTGGCATTAGTAAAGAACTTTGCTCTTTATCAATTAAACTAATAACACCATTTACGGCTTTTAAATCTGCAAAGTCAGATGAATCCGTACCAATAGCTTTTACGTTTCTAAATGATTTCGCGGCATTTAAATTTACATCGAATAAATGAATTCTATATTCATTATCAAAATCTTGAATATTTCTAATTCTCGTAGTACCAATTACAGAAGTTTTTCCTATATCATCATATAAGTTAACCGTACTAAAATCATTAATATGGCTAATTAAACCTTTTACGTTTGCAGAATCTGCTAATACATAATTACCATATCGTGCTGATATAAACTCGTTTGTTTTATTGTGCAAATCACTTGTAGTACTACGTGGTTTTTCTACACGAATCGGATTACTACCGGCTTTTCTTTCTACTCTATTACCATTAATAAATAAAACACCACCATCCACACTAAATCTTAAAAAATTATCATCACTGTCTTCATCGATAGTTAAACCGAATCGTGAACCAGGGTTATCTACAATAAAGTTACCAGTAATATCATTAGTTCTTGCATTTAAAATATTACCTAATTCATTTAGGGTATCGTTACTTTGATTAATCCTACGTGTAACACCATCTTGCATTTTTAGTAGAGGATAGAACGTTTGACTTGCTGTTATATCTGACTCCTTTATAAGAGTCATTCTAATTCTATAACGATCAGCACCCGGAGATGTCAAGTTCGGTGTTGAACCAGTATTATCATATAAAGCATTATCGTCACTTACTGTAACAATATCTTCTGATAGTACATAACCTACTACTTCGTTAGGTTTAGGATTATATTTACTAATAACTAAACTTTGCGCACTAACAAAAACAAAATGACCGGCTACAAAGGTATTAAACTCAGGAATTTCGATCATAGAACCCTTACCAATAGCCAAATCATTTTGGTTATTAGCTGCAATCGTTAACGTTCCGCTGCCTGAAGTTGTAGAATAATTTAAAGTTTCGCTTGCTACAAAAGTTTTTGGTGCTACTGTTGTATCATCTGAAGTTAAATTATTTGAACTAATATATCTTACTAATAAAGTGTCAGGATCTCCGCCAGCTGCAGGAATGACAGCTTTTACTGTAGCACTTATGCCATCGGCATTTGTAATTTTAGTTCCAACTAAAGCAGGATAGGCTGAACTTAAAGATCCTAATGAAACTAATTTGACGTAACCTACAGGACTAAACCCACTACTTAGATTTCCGCTTGATCCAAATATTCCGGCTTCATTAAATAAGAATGAACCCACTCTTGCTAATTCTGATTGAATAATAGTTTGAGACTGAGTCAGCTCTCTTGCTTGCAAAGCTCTGCCGCTATTAAACAATATTCTGTGATAGTTATCACTATCGCGATAGTCGTCTTTATACTCAGTAGAAAAAGTAGTTTGTATTAGATTAGTTGCCATAGTAAATCCTTAAAGCCTGATAACGACCTTGATATCTTCGGTTTGATTAGCATCACGAGTAATTGGTTCAACATTAGATAAGAATAGTAAATCGCCTGAGAATTTATCAACATCTGGTGCTACACTTGCAGAGTCTGCGCTGATACCTGTTACAGTACCAATTGAGATTGTATCGCCATTTGTGAACTGTGTAAATCCTGTAGTAATGTCATCTTGATGATACCATATTTTAGTAGGATTAGCTGCATCGCTCCAATCGAGGATCCCTTTAGCATCTCCTCCAGTTTCACTAATTGTATCATCTAAAGTAAGATTAGTATATTGAGCGCCTAAAGTCATTTGACTTAGAGCAAGTCCTGAAGTAGCTGTAAAAGGACCAGAGCTATCATATCCTAATGGATTTCTTAATAGTCCTACTTGTCTGTAGTCTTGATTAACTACGAATGTAGGTTCACTATTTACTAATTCTCCGGCATTAGGTTTGATATTAAACATCAAAGCATTTGATTTAAGATCACTGATCGGGCTATGTCCTAAACCATTTGCAGGTGAAAAGACTGGTTGAATAATTGCACCAGAACCGCCACCAGAATTAATAGTTAATTTTACTTCTGCATAATCATAACCAGTACCTGTAGCATCTGCAAACGATGGTTTACCATTTACTGTTCCAACACCTGCGCTGTCTCCGATAAGTACATGTCCAATAACGCCGTTAGACTGTACAACAGGACGAGCTGTTGCTCCAGTCCCATTTCCTACGATCCCTATTGTTACTGCGCCTGCTGCGTTTGAATAACCTGTACCACCATTTAAAACGTTATAACCTACAATTGATTTAGATGTTGCGGCCTGTTTAACTAAATACTGAGAATAGTACGGATCGGTAGGCGCTGCTGAATCGACATATTTTAAAGGCATCCATGCAGTAGTCATGAAGCTATTTGCGTCTGAAACAGAAACTGTATACAAATATTTCCAAACATAACCGTCAGTTTCTAATGTTAAAGTACCATCAGTATGATCCGGTTTTACTGTCGATGGTTGTTCTTCACCTGCATCGTTTTTATGGGAACGAAAGCAAAGATAAACATTATTATCTTCAGTAATAACATATGGACTTTGAGAAGCCGGATGATTAGTAATTTCATAATCACTAAACTCATAATAAACATCACCTGATGTCCAATCTCTTTTAGGTACTACCCAACTAAAAGCCTCGACAGCTTTTACTGATTGCATTCTATATCTAAAATCTCTTTCTTCTTTTTTATTTACATTGAAGTTTGGAATAGTAGTGTCATTAATAGCAGCATTAACAGGATCACTCCACGTTTCTGATCGGCCTACTGCGATATAGAATTTATTATCGGAATCGCCGATCCGCGTTCCTTCATTTTCATTGAAGAGTTTTTGTACTAAATCTTCTTTTAATGTATCTGTTAAAATAGAACCCATTTTTTATTTCCTATGCAGATATTGTATATTCGCCGCCGATGACATGCCATTTGCTATTCACCCACATTAACATAACAGCTTGTGCTTCTGTTAATTTTACAGTGTGAGTCGGATTAGCATTACCAAACGATGTTGGATCAAGAGTTACTGTGCTCGTGCCGATATTTGTAAATATTTTTATTTCACCTACTACGGTACCATCAGCGACAGTAACAGTAATAAGTCCTGTTGTAGTATAATTAGTGCCAGTAGAAGAAGCAGTTGATGTAGTACTAATAGCAGTATCTACTCCTATAGCAAGCTTATCTATAGTTACTGCACCAGTTCCTTTTGATCTAGCATTTAAATTAATATTTGTACTAGCACCTGTAGCTTCTATTTGTGGTGCACCGCCGTTTGAATTAATTACCGTAATTTCATTGTCAGCAGAACCTGTCGCAGTAAATTTAATTATTTCGTTATTATTAGCATCATTAATTCCAGTAGTAATTTTTGGAGATGTAACAGCAGCTCCAGCAGAAATAACAGTTCCGGCACCGAGTGTTTTATTTGTTAAGCTTTGTGTATCAGTAGTACCGACAACAACTCCTGATGGAATGGCTTTAGCAGAAGCAGATCCGTCAATATTACCTGAACCGTTTGATACGACAAAGCTACTAGCAGCAATTCCTGATAATGTATTATTATCTGCGCTAATAGTTTTATTAGTCAAAGTCTGTGTAGAGGTATCTAATATAATATTACCAGCGGCATTTGGGAAATCAATGCTTCTTTCGGCCGTAGGTTGTGCAAATCCTATTTTTGTAACAAAAGAAGTACCTACGAAATCTAAACCACTATCAGTCAAAATAGTTGTACCGACAACTGATGAATCGCCACCAAGGCGAGAATATAATTCTGCAAAGTTTGAATTCATTTTAATACCGGCAGTACGTAACGTATCGCCTGTTCCGTCATTCGCCTGACTTCCAGTATTAATTGTGCGTCTAGCCATTTTTTATCTCGCTTACTTAATTGAAACTATTTATAACGTTTATGGAACATAGTTGTCCGAGTCTGCTGAATTTTCAGAATCAAATAGTGTCCACATTTTGCCTTCATCAAATCTAGATATAACAAGATCACTATCAGATCCGTACATTTCTTCATCGAATTTGGCTGATGTAAAGTATGTTGCTGACGTATCAGAATCATCCATAGTTGAAGAACTAACATCCAACAATTCTTCAAGGCTATATCCTTGTGTATCAGTAATTTTAACATCACCGATAGTGCCCATAAACTGATTAATATTCTGCCTGTGAATCATGTAATCACTATCTCCGTCAACAAGAAGTGATGTATTAATATTAGCGGCTGCATCAAGTTCTGCAACAAATGTTCTTTGTAGATTTTCAGTAATAGTATCACCGGCACCTAACTGATCTTCAAGTGTATTATTATTTACTAATTCCAATAAAAGTTCTGAACCTAAGAAGATCCCACCTGGATGCACGAACAGTTTGTAAACATCTCGCCAATCATTCACCGAAACACCTACACGAATAAGTATAGACATTACTTGATATAGTTTATCATTAGTCAAAAATCTTTGTGAGTCAGGACCTATCTGAGAAGCCGGTGATTTAATCTGAGCGCCCGAAGTATTAGCACTGTCTAAACTAAAATCAACCTCTGGTCCGACTTTAAATATATTTTCTTTCGGATATACGATATCAGGATCTTGCCCAAAGAATCCTCTAAAGAATTGTTGTATAGAATACTTTGTACCTTTTGATCTGTATAAAAGATTTGAAAACTTAATAGCTTCTCTTTTATTCTGAAAGCCACCGAAATAAGATTGGCCTAAAAGTAATTCATCTTCTAAGAATGGTAAATTAGCTTCTGGTGTCTGAGTAGCATCTCTTGTTTCGTATAATCTTTTAATTTTACCAGAGGGATTATCGGCCGAATCCATCCAATCGTAGTAAGCATCAAATAACGCTTTTAGTTTTGGGAAATCAATACCAAAATATTCAGGCAAAACATTATCTATTTCAGCCCTCTGAAAATTCAGATCTATTCTGTTATTATCAAATAATGTTTTATCTTTATAATTTGGCATTAGTTTACCGCGTTGACTATTACAGCTTTAACTAGTGATCTTGAAGGATCGTGAGATAGTATTTCATTTCTTGTTGGTGATATAGCAGAAGGATTAGCAGGTACTACAGCTAATTTAATTTCATCACCACCAATTATTGATGTAGGATTGAAATAATTTATACTAGCAGTTCCTGCAGTAGGATCGTAAGAACCTACGCTATCTAGTATGATTTCTTCACCAGCAACCGCAACAATCTGAATAGCAGTATCTGATAGTTTATTTCTAAGGAACGCTGTTTTGCCTTCATAAACAAACTGATTACTTGTTACGACATAATCAATATTACTTGGTTCAGAAATAGCGACCGGATATCTTAATGTCTGTGATGAAGTAGAAGAAGCTGCTGTCAGAGCCGATAAAACACCGGCATAATTTGTCGACTGTGTTGTAGAATTTGAAATTAAATGGTTGGTAGCATCTTTGTATCTTTCAGAAGTTACTAAGTCTACTACGATAGCTACATTAGCCGCAGAAATAGTAGCGACACCTGAACCATTTAAAGTCAGATTTTGCACTATCGTAGCTATCGATGGTGCGGTCGGAGTAAATTTATTTTGCATTCTTATATCAGCCCGCGAAGACAGAATAGCAGGATCAATGTCATCAATTAAAGATAACAAGTTTGATCTTCTAAATGACTGTTTAAATTTACCGGTATTCAAACTAAAATAATTTGATATAACACTTTGAACAGAAGAAACAATTTGATTTTCTGTGGTATCTGTTAGTTTTGGATTGAATTGAAAGAATACATCGGCTTCAATAGTTGTAGTAATAGGATCAATAAATCTTAGATTAAATGAAGTAATAGCTAACTGAGAAGCAAGCCCAATTATCTCACGTTTTTTAGTCAGTTGTGTATCATTACTTACATCATCTTTAAATTTAATTGAAGTAAAGACCGCACCAAATTCAGGATCAGCTGCATCTTCTCCACCGAACGATACAATGTCATCTATAAACGTAGAAAACTTTCTTAGAATAAGTGATGTATAATCTTCTGCAGTTACCATTCTATTTTGTGTAGCATATTGAAATGGTGCATTTTTACGAATAGATTCGATAGTTTCCTTCGTATCACCGCCTACACTGTTCGATACAGTACTAACATTTAATGAACTTGTAAACGTATTTGTTGTTCCAAATGTCAAAACTTGATTTGAACTAAACGCCGATGCTCCGTTTGCTGCATTACCACTTGTAGAAATATAATCAACTTCGATTCTTGTACCTGCGGTTGGAGCAACACCGAATGTTTCTCCGTCACCAAATGACAATTCAAAATAACCATTCGGAGATTCTTTTAAAATGTATATGGTCGAAGTAGAAGTAATAGTAGTAGCGTTAATAATATTTTGATATGTAGTAGAAGATGTTGAAGTAACAGAGCTATAAACTTTTACAGTGACAGTATCTGCATCAAGATTTCCATCAGGGATCACATAGACCGGATTGTCTTCGTATTGTCCTACTATAAATGTTTTAGTTCTTCTAGTACCTTCAAATATTGGAATACTTGTAGATCCGTCGGACGTTTTAAATTCATAATATCCACTACCATTATCATCCGCAATAAAATCAGAAATAGTAGAAAATGTATAGTTTACGTCATCAACAGAAGTAGTAAACGAAGTGTAAGCAGGTAATGTTATCTTTGTATCTCTTGGCGTTGTTGATGTATTAAAGAATAATCTT